TACAAACAATTCGGTGATGCTCTTGAGCAATTCACCTCAGGTGAAGTCAAAGCTTCCCCTGCCTACGAGCTGGCATCCCAGCTTGCTGCTGGCATCGAGCAAGCGGCGTCCGTCGCTAGGCAGCACAATATGGTCAGAGCGTTTGCAATCGCTCCCACAGCGTCTTGTAGCTACCGCTCACAAAGCGTTGATGGCTTTACTGCTACACCTGAAATTGCACCACCCATTGCACGTACTGTTGACCGTGACAGTGGGACGTTTGGTGTACAGACATATGACTACGGAAACGTAGAGATTGCTTCTGCTGTCGGCTGGGAAGCATTCAAGAAAGTTGCCGACAACATTATGATTTTGTTGGATAGGACTGGACTTCTTCATGGATACTCTTTGAACTGGTGGTCAGATATGGTCACCATGGATGAGAGCTTTATCGAAGAGTGGCTGCAATCGCCCCAGACTTCCCTCTACTACTCCCTTCAAGTGATGGGTGACGTACAGGATAAGTCAAGCGCATATGCCGCTTTGGATGAACTGGAGGTCAACGATTACTTGGAGGATCTTCTTAAAGAACCTCAATGTGATTGTCAAGAATGAACCCTTATCAGAAACTACTTAATCGTAAACGTAAATGGACGCCGGTCCAAGTTGAAGCTGGCAAAGTAAAAGAGGGTGCGGAAGATGTTATCTACCGTGCTCTTGCTTTGCGTCATATGGAACTACCTGTAGGTGACTTTATTAAAGATGCACTCGCTACTGAAGTACCAGAGATCGCACGTGATCTCCTTCTGTCTAATGTCACAGACGAAGAGAACCACGACGTTGCACTCGGTTACATTGCCAAGGCTTACGGCGTTGATGAAAAGGCTGAAGCCGAAGCACTCAAACTACGACAAGCTTGGATTGAACATCCAGATCACACGATCACCAAAGCAATGGTTGCCGAACGTGCAATCTTCTTTGTACTCTTGCCGTTATTTCGCTTTACAGGTGACGCTGGCATGAGGACCACCTCTGCTGATATTAGTCGTGATGAACAAATTCATGTGGCTACCAATAGTCTGGTTCATACTGAGCTGGGGTATAACATCAGTCCTTCTCTTGATAAGCTCCGCAAGGCAACTATCAATTGGGTGATGCAACCGCTTGGTGATAGCCAAGACAAATATTTGAACAAACAATTCTGGCTGTCATCTAGTGACCGCTTGATGTACGAAGGCAAAGCACCTGAGCTTGCCGACACTAAGGCTGCGCGTATGCCTGCATTCTTTGAACACAGTAATGTCAATCTCCCCCAATATGCTTGAGGTCTTCGGAATGGAAGCCCGAGCTGTACTAACTGAAATGGAGGACCGGTTTCCACCGGTCACTCCTTCTCCAGAAGATTCAATTGAAAAGATCATGTACCGCTCTGGCCAACGTTCTGTTGTGGAGTGGTTGTTAGCTCGCATGGAAGACGATGAGTAATTTTGACAAAAAAGATGGCTACTACAAACCTAGTAGTGCCATTACCTATGAAGGTATAAGGTATCTGACAGATAACGATGGATATAAAGATGGAATTGACTTTGAATATTACAAAGCCAACCCTGCTTATAAGTTCTTTATTAAAGATTCAGGTACTAAAAATTTTAACAGTGTTAATGATGTAAAAAACTTCACTACCTATATTGAAGAAAATCTAGGTCAGTCTGAAGATGGCAAGGGTTCCGGTGGTAGTTCCGGTGGTAGTGGCGGTGGTGGTAAAAAAAATAACCCTAATTCTTACACACCTGATATTCAGGAAAACACAAGAAATCCTAAGTTAATTGTTCCTGATGACTATGAGTTTGTATCTAATCCACGTAATCCTTCAATTGATGATTTAAGGTATTTTGCTAGTGAATACTTAGTTCCTGTTTATCCTGGAGGAACTCAACTGGTTGAAGTTGGTGGTGGCGAAACGGGAAGGGTTGATAAAGTTAGGTATGAATATAGAGATACTCTTCCGCCAAAAACATTTGAATATAAAGGTGAAGTATTTGAACCTAGAAAAATGTTTTTGAACCAGAACAAGGGTCTCAAAAAAACCACTGGTAAATACAGAGAAGGTAAAGTTCAAAAGAGAATAGATGAGGCAACTACAATGCCTACTTTTAACTTTGCTTTAAACCCTGTAGAGTTAATTAAACCCTCCTATGGTGACGTTGGTCAAACCGTTAACAAAGGTTTGATGTTTCAGTCCGGTTATAAAGATCTTAAAAGTAACCAACAGGAACTTTTTGGCAGCAAAGAAAACTTTAAGCTCGAAAAAAATGAGTTTAAGAAAAGCTAACTACCACATAAATACCAATGCCAACTAAAAGTGAATTGTTACAGACCCACAAATGGTCTCAATTAACAGCAGCAGAACGAGAGCGGTTTAAAAATAAAGATACTTTTAAACGACGCAGGCAAGAGTATTTAGCAAGTTTAGATAAACCTAAACCTACTCCTACTCCTAATAATAATCCGTTCGGAATTAAATCTCCGACTAATTCTCCGATTTACGGACCTGCTAACCCTGCTGGTACGCCTGCGGCTACTCCTGTTTCTAATCCGTTCTTTCCGATCGCATCGCAAGATCCACCAAAAGAACCAGTAGTTGTTACGCCGCCACCCTCGGACCCGCCAGATGGTCCACCATATGATCCGCCAAAGCTAGAGACAAATCCAGAGCCAGCTCCAATCCCTGTAGATGTCCCACAACCCAAATTCGATGACAGTGAGTTAAGAAGTCAAATCACAGATTTACAAAATATAATTAATTCGATGCCAACAACTTCGGATTTTGATGAGCTTGAGTCTGGCTATGAAACTCAAATTGGTAATTTACAGACTTCCATTAGTGGATATCAAAGTCAAATAGGGGGATTTCAATCTACGATTAATTCCTTGTCAGATCAGTTACGAGCTGCTCAAGAGAAAGCAAATCAATTTAAAATTAGAGATACACAGTATGTAGGTAATAATAATTCACAAGGTATTAGGTTGAAGCGTTCTAAAGTATTTGATAGCGGTGCCTTTGCGTTTGGCACAAACCAATTAAATCGTGATTTTAAATCACCACTAAGTATTTCTAATATTAATCTATGACGATTGCTAAGGAAAGATATGATGCTCTATCTTCAACTCGTTCTCAATATCTAAATATTGCGGAAGAAGCATCACGGCTAACACTTCCGTATCTTGTACGTGAAGATGAGACATACAACAGGAGTGCTCGTAACTTGATCACGCCTTATCAAAGTGTAGGTGCTAAAGGTGTTGTCACCTTGGCATCAAAGCTTATGCTTGCGTTGCTTCCTCCGCAAACTAGTTTTTTCAAACTACAAGTTGATGAAAAAATGCTTGGTCAAATTGGTGACCAGGCAATTAAATCTGAACTTGACTTAGCTTTTTCTAAAATTGAAAGGACTATTCTAGATGCTATTGCTGCATCTGACGATCGGGTTATTGTTCACCAGGCTCTTAAACACCTCGTAGTGTCTGGTAATGCCTTGATTTATATGGCAAAGACCGGTCTAAAACTATTTCCTTTGAACAGGTTTGTTGTTGAAAGGGATGGTGATGGAAACCTTTTGGAAATTGTTACTAAAGAACGTATTAGCAGAAAGCTTCTAGAATCTGAATATGGTGTAGAAACCAATCCACCAGTTGATGTAAATACTGACTACAGTGATACTGAAGACGTTGACATCTATACATATGTCAAGCGTGAAAAAAATCAGATGGTTTGGTATCAAGAAGCTTTTGGTGACATGATTGAAGGCACTAAAGGTAAATCTCCTATTGATACTAGTCCTTGGATTGCGTTACGCTTCCAATCAGTAGATGGTGAGTCATACGGACGTGGACGTGTTGAAGAGTTCATGGGTGATTTGAAAAGTCTTGAAGCACTTAGTCAAGCTTTGGTTGAAGGATCAGCAGCAGCAGCTAAGGTTGTTTTTACTGTATCCCCTTCAAGTACTACCAAACCATCAACGCTTGCAAAAGCAGGTAATGGTGCAATCATCCAAGGTAGACCTGATGACATTGGAGTTGTACAAGTAGGAAAGACTGCTGACTTCGCCACTGCATATCAAATGATGCAGCAGCTTGAACGTCGTCTTTCTGAAGCCTTTCTTATCCTCACTGTTCGTCAATCAGAACGTACTACTGCTGAAGAGGTGCGTATGACACAAATGGAACTAGAGCAGCAATTAGGTGGCCTATTCAGTTTGCTAACTGTAGACTTTCTTAAGCCTTACCTTGCACGTAAGATGAGTGTATTTGAACGTGCCGGTGACATTCCTAAACTCCCTGATGGTATTGTAACTCCTGTTATTGTTGCAGGTATTAATGCTTTAGGTCGTGGACAAGATCAAATTTCATTGGGACAGTTTGTGACTACAATCGCACAAACTATGGGACCAGAAGCTATTAGTCAGTATATTAATCCTGACGAATTTATTAAAAGACTTGCTGCCTCACAAGGTATTGATGTCTTGAATCTTGTTAAGTCTCAAGAGCAGATTCAACAAGAACGTCAGCAAGCAATGGAACAAGCTCAGCAAATGGAGCTTACTAAACAACAAGGTAAATTTGCACAAGTACAGCAGCAGGCTGTTTCTGACGCACAACAACAACAGTAATTAATCACCCATGTCTGAAACACTTACATATACAGATTCTACTCCTGAACAAACAACACAAGAATCATTGAATGAAGCCGAACAAGAGGCTCTTGCTGTAAATGATAAACTTGAAAAAGAACAAGGTACAGCACTACTTGCTGGTAAGTATGAAAATCCTGAGCAACTTGAGAAAGCTTACCTGGAACTACAGTCTAAACTTGGTTCTCAAAATCAGCAAGATAATAACAGTGATCAGCCCGAGTCAACTGATGTAGACAACCAGGAAACAGAATCAGATATTGATACTTCTTTCCTAGATGAACTATATGAGCAGGCCAAGGGTGAACCCACTGATGAGTTTATGGGACGTCTAGAAAAGATGGAGGTCTCTCAACTTGCTGATATGTTTGTTGAATATCGTGATAAAGTAGAATCACAATCATCACCGACAAGAAAAGATTTTACACCTCAAGAGACTGATCAGCTTTATAAAGTTGTTGGTGGTAAAGATCAGTACTCTAAAATTGTCCAATGGGCAAGTAAAAGTCTCAGTAAGCAAGAAATCTCTATGTACGATTCTGTCATGGAAAAAGGAGATGCCAATGCAGCTTATTGGGCTATCCGTGGTCTAGCTCTTCAGTACCTAGATAAGAATGGTTATGAAGGTAAACGTGTCTCTGGTAAGGCACCAACTGAAACCACTGCTTCTTACCGCAGCCAAGCTGAACTTGTACAAGCAATGTCTGATCCTAGGTATGAAAACGACGATGCCTACCGCTCTGATGTGATGGCAAAACTTGCTAACTCAAACCTTTCTTTCTGAGGTTTGTAATTTAACCGGCCTACCGGGGGCCGAATAATACCCGTACTTCTGGCTTGTATAGCCCGAGGGAACGGTTTAAGGACTGAGTCGTCGGAAGCTCAGGTCTAAGACAATTGAATAGTAGGGGGAGCACCTCAGAGTCGGACTCCTCCTGCATATGGCACCAAGCCCGTACGCGGATACCTTGGCTGCCGTCTAGACGGTGGGATAGACCACACACTTCAAAGCTTTGAAGAGACTGATTTATACATTCTCTTTTTTACAATGGCACAACAAAATTCTACCTTGACCACTAACCTGACACGGCCTGGTCAAGCTAACTCTGCGGGTGACGCCCGTGCCCTTTACCTCAAGCTGTTTAGCGGTGAGATGTTCAAGGGTTTCCAAAACAATACAATCGCTCGTGATTTGATCATGAAGCGCACCCTGAAGAACGGCAAGTCTTTGCAGTTCATTTTTACGGGTCGCACTAAGTCCGAGTTCCACACTCCTGGTAACAGCATCCTCGGTAACTCCGACGGTGCACCTCCTGTGGCCGAGAAGACCATCACTTGTGATGACCTTCTGATTAGCTCGGCATTTGTCTACAACCTGGACGAAGTCCTCAGTCACTATGACCTGCGTTCTGAGATCTCTCGGAAGATCGGTTATGCACTGGCTGAAAAGTATGACCGTCTTGCATTCCGTGCTATTGCACGTGGTGCTCGTCAGGCATCTCCTATCACCAAGACTGGCTTCGTTGAGCCTGGTGGTACTCAGATCCGCGTTGGTTCCACTACTAACGATTCTGATGCTTTCAACTCTGCTGCACTGGTGTCTGCTTTTTACGACGCAGCCGCTGCACTCGATGAAAAGGGTGTGACTTCTGATGGTCGTGTTGCTGTACTGAATCCACGTCAGTACTACGAGCTGATCCAAGCTGTCGGCACCAGCGGTCTGATCAATCGTGATGCACAAGGTTCTGCTTTGCAGTCCGGTAATGGCATCATCGAGATCGCTGGTATCAAGATCTACAAGTCCATGAACATCCCGTTCCTGGGTAAGTACGGCACCGCTTACGGCGGTACTACCGGCGTTACTGCTCCTGGCAACACTGGTTCCTTTATCGGTGAAGCCCTTGAGGATGCTGATAACGGTGGTGCAATCCACAACGATTACGGTACTGCCGCTCAGGTCGGCGCTAAGTCCTGCGGTCTGATCTTCCAAAAGGAAGCTGCCGGTATGGTCGAAGCTATCGGTCCCCAGGTGCAAGTCACCAGTGGCGACGTGTCCGTGGTCTACCAAGGCGACGTGATGCTCGGCCGTTTGGCTTGTGGCGCAGACTATCTGAATCCCGCAGCCAGCGTTGAGCTGTATGTGGGTGCTTCTGCTCCTTCTGCATTCTGATTTATTCACACATAAGGGATCCTTCGGGGTCCCTTTTTTTTATTTAATATTATGTCTATTTCTAGACCTACCGAGCTTAACGCTATAAATGAAGTCTTGGCAGCTGTTGGTCAAGCACCTGTCACTACACTGGATCAAACAAACCCGGACGTTTCGATTATCCAACAGACTCTTAATAATGTGTCTCGGGAGGTTCAATCAGAAGGGTGGCATTTTAATAAAGAATACAACTACAAGATCACTCCTCAGTCAGATAAAACTATTATTGTCACAGATAATATGCTTCAACTTGATCTAAGTAAGCGTTATCATGGTGATAAAGATGTAGTTCGTAGGAACGGAAAGCTTTACGACAAGTGGAAGGAACCACGTTCCGACGCATATCTCTTTGATGAACCTGTCTATGCAGATATTGTTTGGTATTTTAATTGGGGTGATTTACCTACACCTATTCAAGACTACATTGTAGCTCGTACTGCTACTTTGGTTTCGTCAAGGATTGTTGGTGACTCAACTCAGTTCCAAATGTTGTCTCAACGTGAAGCGTTGAAACGTGCTAATGCAATTGAGTACGACTGTAATCAAGCTGACTATACATACTTTGGTCACCCTGATGGTGAAAATTTCTACACTAGTTATCAACCTTATCGCGCATTGTATAGATAATGGCAGTCATTTCTCAACGTATTCCTAATTTTATTGGCGGGGTATCAACACAACCAGATACCAAAAAACTACCTGGTCAAGTTAAGGAAGCTATTAATGTATTTCCAGATGCTGCAGCTGGCCTTACTAAACGACCAGGATTTAAGTTTTTGTCGGCACTTTCAGATAGCAATGCTGTAGCATATCAAACACCAGCTTTTGCAAATGCTAAGTGGTTTTATATTAATAGAGATGACGATGAAATTTATATTGGGTGTATTGTAGGTAACTCTAACTTCAACAATGCTGACATTCATATTTGGAATGCTATTCCTGATGCTAATGGTAATATTGTAAAAGCAGCTGTTACTTTTGAAGCAAGTAAGTCGTATTTGACAGCTACATCCCCGAATGATTATCAAGTCTTAACTGTACAAGATACATCTATTATTCTAAACAAACAAGTATTAGTCAGTACAACTCAAGCTAATGCTACAGAACAAAGGGTAGGTACTGTTTTAATTCAAGCTATTGAATATAGTGCAACTTATACAGTAACTATTGATGGTACTGATTACTCGTTTGATACTTATGATAATGATATTTTTGATACAACCAATGTAGATGCTAGTAACTACAATACAAGCCCTGATGCATTTAACACCAAGTTAAACGCTAACTATATCCTTACTGGATTAAAAACTTTAATTGACAACGCCGCTATTACTGGTCTAACAGTTGAGGTTGGTCAGAATTGTCTTGAGCTTAAAAATACAAGTACTGCTTTTACACTAAGTGCTAAAGGTGGTACTTCCGGCACTTCACTTCGTTCATATCAAGATGAAATAGATTCATTTATAAACTTACCTAGTGTAGCTAAGCATGATCGTGTTGTAAAAATTGTCAACACTAGTTCGAACTTTGATGCTTACTATGCAAAGTTTGTCACTAATGAAGGGAGTGGCATTGGTGATGGCTACTGGGAAGAAACAAGAGGACCAGCAGTGTCAGATGGTTTCTTAGACAGTTCAATGCCTCATGAGATAGTCAACACTGGATTGAACGCCTTTACTTACAGGAAAATTTCCTATACAAAGAGGTTAGTTGGTGATGAAATCAGTAACAGTAATCCTAGTTTCGTAGGTAAAAAGATTAACGCAGTATTCTTTAATCGTAACCGTTTAGGATTTCTCTCTGGTGACAATGTCATTATGAGTCAATCTGGTGATTTTTTCAACTTTTACTTTACCTCAGCTACTGCATCTATTGCGTCCGATCCTGTTGACCTTGCCTGTTCAAGTATTCGTCCTGTTCAACTACATGCAGCTCTACCATCCGCATCTGGTATGTTGCTGTTTAGTCAAAGTCAACAGTTTGTAATGTTTTCAGAGTCTGGAAACCTTACACCTCAAGACTCTATTATTAACGGGATGTCTAACTATGAGATGGATAAAAATATCACACCAGTTGAAGTTGGTACTGGGGTTTATTTCTTAAGTAAAACACCTTCATTTAGTAAGATTTTTTCTTATACCTTACAAGGTCTTTCAAACCCACCACAGGTACTAGACATCGGTAAACCTGTAGATCAATACATTCCTTCTACTATTACTAATGTACTAAGTAACCCACAGAACTCCGTTGTTATTCTGTACGGTGAGTCTGATAAAACTATATATCTTTATCGCTTTTACGATACTGGCGGTGAAAGGCAAACAATGCAGGCTTGGTTTAAATGGCAGTTACCAGGCTTTCCGCTTTCAATTAATATTGACCAGGATGTTATGTATGCCGTTTTACAGGCAGGTAATAAATACATTCTCACTAAGTTAAATATTAGTAGCTCCACTGACGAAGTAATTGTCACAAGTTCAGATGGAACTACTGTTAATCCTTATATTGATTTTTATTCCACTGCCCAGAGTGTCACTGCATACA